AATAGCAGAAGCAGTTGATGCTTATAACGTAAAAGAAAAAGCTAAAATTGCTTATGATAACTTAATAGGTAAAGAAAATGAAAATAGTAATATACAGTAAAAACAATTGTGCCTATTGTACCAAGGCGAAGCATATGTTGAAGACGCTTGGCCTTGAGTATGAGGAAAAGATGATGGAATCTTTCTCTTCAGTAGATGAGATGTTAGAAGACATTGGTAAAAAAGTAAGAACTATGCCACAAATAAAGATTGACGGTAAGTTAGTCGGTGGATATAACCAACTTGTTGAATATTTTGTTGAACAAGGGAAAGTGAATTTTAAAGGTGAGATTATTAGTGAGTGACGATAAGATAATACACTTTCCAACAGATCGGATTGTTAATCATAGAAGTAGGGAACTTGATGAACAAAGACGTAAAATGGGTGAGAAGGTAGCCAAACAAATTAAACAACAACAAACTAAAAAATTTGTTGAAACAGCAGTAGATGATATTAGTATGAATTTATTAAGACAGTTTGTTGATTTGGCTATGAAGACTCAATCAAAAGTATTTATGCAAGACTTGGCACTATTAGTAGATGTAATGCGTGGTATGATATACAGAGATTTTGGATTGAAACATCCAGCACAAACACTATCAGATAAGATGGTTATTCTAAAAGATAATAAATCAGGTCAACCACAAGCTAAAATTAACTATGAACCAGTATTAAAAGCAATGACATCTAAACCAATTAGTAAAGATGTAAAAGAAGAATTAAATGATCTAAACCAAACTGGTGTATTATTTGATCCAGATAAGGATTTAGATGAGTAAACAGAATTCCATAGGAATCGCCTTGACAGGTTGTAAAATAGTTTTGTTAAACTCAAATATAAAAAGGAGTAATATATAATGTTTAATTATATTAAAAACCTGTTCGTTAAAGACGAACTAGTTACTGTAAAAGTAACTAAAAGAACTGCTGAAACTAGAGGCAGAAAAAAACTTTCAAAGAAACAGAAAGTTTTAAACCTTTTACAAAAAGGTGAAAACGTTGCTTGGTCAACAATTCAAAATAAATTTGATTTGGAATCACCAAGATCAATGATTGACACTTTAAGAGCTGAAGGCTATATGGTCTACGGTAATAAAGTGGCTGGTAGAACATACTACAGAATTGGTGCTCCTACAAAAGCAATAGTTGCTGCTGGTATTAAAGCGTTATACGGAACTAAATTCAAGTATAACAACCACAAGGTTTCTATAAAGAGATCAGAACTAGCGCCAATTAACTAGTAATCCAAGTGTGTGGCGTGATGCAAACACGCCACATACATAATACAAACAACAGAGGAATTATATGTCATTAAGAGATGCATTATTACAAGCAATAACGAAACACGCTGAAGGTCATATAGAAAAACATAGAATCAATGTAGAAAACTTGTTACAAAACAATGTAGGAGTTGCAGAACATCCTGACCACATTGAAACTATTGAAAAAGAATTAGGTATCATAGCTGAATATGACGATCAGATAGAAATGTTAAACAAGTATTTTGTCAAAAAAGACCCATTTAAAAAGTGATAGATCAATTATTAACACAGGAAATACAAGGACAAACAGAAGATAGTGAGGTCGCTGTATTATTATCTGGAGGTGTTGATAGTTTATCTACGGCATTTGCTGCTAATAGATTAGGTAAAAAGATAACTGCTTATACGTTTCATTTAGAAGGTCAACCAACTTATGATTCACAAAAAGCTGTAGAAGTTGCAGAGAAATTTAATTGGGATTATAAAGTTGTAGTTGTACCTACTGATAAAATAGAAGATGATTTTTTTAGACTTGCTAAAGAAATATTATGTAAAAAGAAAACACATTTTGAATGTTGCTTTCCGTTCTTATATGTGTATCCAGAAATAAAAGAGAAGGCAGTAATAAGTGGTTGGGCAGCAGATGGTTACTATGGTATAAGTAAGAAAGCTATTTTACATTATACTAAAGGTAAAACAAAAGAAAAATTTGATGAGTTTAGAGATAATTATTTTGACTATTATAATCAAGCAGGTTATCTATGGCACGAAAGAATAGCTAGAAATAATGATAAACAATTGATTACACCTTATTTGTCATTTAGTGTTAAAGATTATTTCTACAATAAGGATTGGTATGAATTAAATGAGCCATTTCAAAAGCATAATGTTGTAAACTCATTTGAAGAATTTAAGAAGTTTAAATTTAAGAAACATATTAACTTACAGTTAGGCGCTGGTATTGATAAGTTATTTGAAACACTACTAGATAATAGAAAAGTTAATTTTAAGAATAGAAAAAGAGTTATGGACATTTGTAGAGATTGGTCTACACAATTTGAAAGTTTAGGAGTATTACCAGTATGAAAAGAAAAAAGAAAAGAGAAAAAATCTACGAAAGAAATCCTAACACAGGGGTTATTCGTTGGAGGTATGTTGATGAGTCACCAGACAAATTTGGATGGCCTAACTATGGAAGGATATTAAATGAAAAAAATAATAGACCCAAAAAATCCTAATACAGTAGGAACGAGTTTACTAAATCTAGGCAATCACGTTTTGATTGTAGGTTTTGTTTGTGCTTTGGTGTTTGTAGTAATGGCGAGTTATTCATAATGTTAGATTTAGAACACGGATTGCTTTTAGGTATTATAGGATGTACAGTAACTATTACTGGTTTCTTTATTGCATTTTTAGTTGTCAATAAAATAAAAAGAAAAGAAAGAGAAGATGAGCTTAGAAAAAGAGAAAATGAGAAGAACCCATATTACTTTGGGGACGATACAGTCTAAAAAGAAAATGACTCGTAAAGTTGATACCTATGAGTATCAGTCTTTGGCAGATTGTATAAGAAGTGACCAAGTACCTGCAAGTGAAATTGCAGAGATATTTACAGATAAAACATTTTACAAATGGTATAAAAAGAAATACTTAAATGATAAATGAATTACTAAAAGACATTAGAGAGTTAAGAAATGAAATGGTACAGAAAAACTGGCCAGCACAAAGATTAAGTAATATTATTTTAAAATATGAAATGAAATTACAAGAAAAGAAAAATGAATTTACAACAGAAGAAATAGTTGAAGCAACAAATAAAATACTAAACGACAAATGATACTAGTAGACCTAAATCAAGTTTTAATTTCAAACCTTATGGCTCAAACAAGAGGTAAAGCTGAAGAAATGCCTAACAAAGATATGATTAGACATATGGTAATTAATTCTATTAGAGGTTACAAGTTAAAGTTTGGAGAACAATACGGAGATATAATACTATGTGCAGATGCAAGTAACACCTGGAGGCGAAGCATATTTCCAAATTACAAATATGCTAGAAAGAAAAACAGAGAAGACTCTGCAACAAATTGGTTATCTATATTTGAAGTTATCAACGATATAAGAGTTGAGATACAAGAGAACTTTCCGTATATGGTATTACATATAGATACAGCTGAAGCAGATGATATTATAGGCACATTAGTAAAAGAACTTGCACCTAAAGAGAAGAATATTCTAATTATATCTGGTGATAAAGACTTCATACAGTTACAGAAGTATGCAAACGTAAAACAATATGCACCTATACAGAAGAAATTTATAGAAGATGCAAATCCAAAGAGATTTTTACACGAACAGATTATCAAAGGTGATAGATCAGATGGTGTACCAAACATATTAAGTAATGATGATGTGTTTGTGGTAGGCGAGAAACAAAGACCTATCAATAAAAAGAGATTAGAGGAGTGGGCAAATGTAGATAATATACCATTGGGGTCAGAAACCAAGAAGTTTTATCAAAGAAATAAGACATTAATTGACTTGGAACAAATACCTGAACCTCTAGTAAATACTATTATAAATAGATATACGAGTTATAAAGTAAACAATAGGTCCAAACTATTGCCATACTTTATGAAACATAAACTTAAAGCGTTAATGACTAACATTAATGATTTTTAATATTGCAATATTTGGAGTGAATTATGGCAGAAGAAAAACAACTTACCGAAAATAGACATCCTAGTCTTATGAGTAAAAAGGCGATGGAAGCTGCTAGCAGAACATCTACTAACTCAAGGCCTTTAGTACACGAATTATTTACAAAAATTAATAATGCTAAAGACAAGGTTAAGAAGATTGCTATTTTGAGAGAAAACGATAGTCAATCTTTGAGACAGTTATGTAAGGCAGCATTTGATCCTAGGATTAAGTTTGACTTACCTGCAGGTGACCCACCTTATATGGAAAATGAGGCGCCAGCTGGAACAGAACATACATCTTTATTCAACGAAGCAAGAAGATTATATGTTTATATTGTCGGTGGTAACAATCAAATTAACAGAATTAGAAAAGAAACATTGTTTATTCAATTATTAGAGGGTCTACATAAAGACGATGCTAAGGTTCTGTTGAACATCAAAAACAAAAGTCTAAACAAAGCTTACAAAGGATTTACCGAATCGGTAGTCAAAGAGGCGTTTGATTGGACTGATGAATTTGTGAAAAGATAGATTTTTAGGGGGTTTTCTTATAAAATCCCCTTACGCCCTCCCTAAAAAGTCAATAAAATCAATGACTTTTAGACCAATTTTTTATTTGACATTGACCTATAATCCTTATATACTAAATATTATAACGAGGAGGATATATTATGAAGAAGTTGATTATATTATTAGCCATATTGTGGGCAGGTTTAAACGCCTTTGCCAATTCAGTTAAGGCTGATGAATACAATAAGGCAGTAGTTGCTAATGTAATAACCAATACTATACAAGGCAACAACGTAGATATTAGTAAGTTAATGGAGCAAGAACTACAAAAACTTGCACATCAATTTACAATTGAGTCATTAGTTATTTTACAGAAGTACCTTCCAACAATATTAGAAGGTGTTGCTGCTGAATTAAGGATGAAAGCTGACAAAGAGTTGAAGTGTGAACTCTTAAAAGACAGCAAAATCAAAGACGATTGTTAATTTATTATGCACGAATTTGGTGACATAACATTGTGGGAGTATATTATCTACACATCACTCGTAATGGGTTATATGTGGTTAAAAGGTTATCTATAATGAAAAACAAAAAACAAAAACTATCGGTTATAAAGAAACGACTCAACACAGTATTGAGTAGTAGAGAGAAATATTATACAAATTTTAAAGACATTAAAAAGTATTTCAAACTTATTAATGACACAATCTTTGATGGTGAACTCTCACCATTTAATCAAATAGAAATCAAACAGATAAGAGATAGAAAAAAGTATTGTTATGGATTAGTTGAAGTATTAGAGTGGAAAAGAAAAGGGACAAGGGTGTATAGACTACAAATGCAACCAGTCTATAAAAGTAAAAAAGATTTTGTGGACACATTAGGACACGAAATGGTACATCTGTATCAAATGGCTAACAAAGGTGATAGTGGTAATCATAACAAATTATTTTACAGCTTTGAACCAAAGTTAAAATCAATCGGACTACGACTTTAAATAAAATAGAAAGATTATATTATGAAGAAGGTGAGAGTAAAAAAGTTTAAGGACGCATATCTTAAAAAACCAATAGAAGAATCATTAGAAAAGTTAGAACAGTTTTTAGAAAAACCTAAAGGCGAGTTAGTTTACTATTCTGGTAATTTACAAGAAGATATTTTAAGTAACTACAATAAAAAACAATCAACAAAGTTATTTAAGAGAATGAGTAAGTACAGAGAGAATGAACAATTGATATTCTTTCAAAAGAAAATAGATACAACACACGGTTATTATGATTACATTGTGAGGAAAAATTGAGATTATTAAAAAAACATACAGATATATTAAAAGGATTAGTTAAAGGTAAAGGTATTTACAAAACTAAACTAATACCAAAAGATAAATCAATCAAAGAAATGGAAACTGTAGTTGAGATGTATCTTAAAGGTATAATTACCTTTGAGAATATTACAGAGTTAGAGTTTGTTGGACCAACAAAAGAACCACAATACAAAGCTTTAAAAATACAAACTAAATTTGATACTAAACAATTAAAATCATTTATCAAAAAAGGTGTATATGAATCATAAGATTTGGGAAATAAAAAATATACTTAATGATAATGAAAAAGAATACATAGAAAAATATATTTTGTCAAATGACTTTCCTTGGTACTTTCAACCAGTATCTACAACAGATAAGTTTTTATTTTTTAGTCATATGCTATTACCTAGAGCAGATGATCCTTTAGTAAAATCATTAGAACAATCAGAGGAGTTTTCTTTTTTTGAAAAGATACTATTAAGAGCATGTGATGCTGTTAATCTAAAAGTAAAAACAATGATGAGAGCTTGTCTAAATTTAAATGTAAATTGTTTTGATTATAAACACGGCGACCCACATATTGATTTTAGAATGCCACATAAATTAGGTATTATATATTTAAATGATAGTTTAGGTGATACACATATATTTAAACAAACTTATAATGATATTGATTTTAAAAACTCTACAATGACAATAGATGAACATATTAAAAATCCATTAGATTTATTTAAGACAATTAAACCAGAAAAATATAAAGTATTAATATTTGATGGCAAACATTACCACGCTACAAGTTATCCAGCTAAAAATGATAGACGGGTAATTGCAGTGTTTAACTTTCAAACGGAGGATGATTATGGTGAAACAAGCGATAAAAAATAACGTAGTAAAAAAAGTATTAACAGGTATAGTGGTGGTATTCTTTATGTTTATCATAGGAACATTTTTTCCTAATCCATATACAAAACACTTGATAAAGAAAGATATAGAAAGTTATTATACACATTGGGCAAATGCATTAGGTTTGCAAGAACCATCTTTTGAATATACAAACGATATACAATTTGTAGCTGCTGTTCGTAAATGTGTTGATTGGGTAAACTTTGAAACACCTAGATTTGAAAGAGTGCCAATAGAAATGATTGTTGCACAAGCGGCATTAGAGTCAGGTTGGGGTACAAGTAGATTTGCTTTAGAAGCAAACAACCTATTTGGTATAAGAACATACGATAAAAAAGTACCACATTTATTGATAGAGGGTAGAACTAAATGGAAAGGTTGGGGTGTAAGAAAGTTTGATACAAAATGTCAATCCGTAAAGTTTTTTATAGAACTATTAAACAATCATCCAGCATACGAAGAATTTAGAAATACAAGAACAAAGATGTTGGTTACAGGACAAACATTAGACGCCAAGATATTAATTAAAACATTAAAGGCATATTCTACTACAAAAGATTATGCAGAGAGAGTAAATTGGATAGTAGATGCAATCAGAAAACAAGAAGAAAAATCAAGTAAGATAGACATAAATACTAAAGTGGATTCAAAAGTCACACCAAAAGATAAACCAAAGGAATAGATGTTTTTAACATTATTAACTTTTTTATCAGCTATTGCTATTTCTTTGATAGCTGCTGGTTATTCTATACTAGGACTGGCAACATTGTTTGCTGGGGCTGCAGTACCTATTATTGCTATGGGTTCTGCACTAGAAGTAGGTAAGTTAGTGGCGGCATCTTGGTTATATCATAACTGGCGCTCAGATATACCTAGAGCATTAAAAGCATATCTATTTTCAGCAATCATAATATTAATATTCATAACATCAATAGGTATTTTTGGTTTCTTATCAAAGGCACACCTAGATCAAGTGAAACCTACAGCAGGTAATACAGAACAAATAGCATTAATAGATAAGAAGATTAAACAAGAAGAAGCTATTATTGAAAGAGCAGAAAGAACTCTTAATCAATTAGATAAAGCACTTGACGTTTATATTGACAAGGAATATGTTAGTAGGGGATTAAAAGAGCGTAAGAAACAAAAAGAAGAACGAGAGCTGTTGAATAAATCAATAGACGAAGCAATGGCCAAAATAGCAGATTTGAACAATTCCAAATCGTCAATAACCATAGAACAATTAAAATTAGAAGCGGATGTGGGTCCATTGAAATATGTTGCTGAGTTGATTTATGGTGACAATGCACAAGATCATTTTGATTCTGCTGTTCGTATTATTATATTAATACTTATATTTGTATTTGACCCATTGGCTGTACTTCTATTGATTGCTGCCAATATATCATTAAGACAATGGCGTATGGGTAGAGAAGAAGTAAAATCAAAGAAAAAAGATAACTTGAATACAAGAATAAAAAACTTGGTAAAAAAGAATGATAAGTATAAAAAGAAACAAGCTGTGATATTAAAAGCATTATTTGGTAGTAATGCATCACCAAAAGATTTAGAAAAAATGAACCCTGACGAGATAAAAATTAAAATGAATCAAATAATGGATATGAATAAGGATTGACAAATTGATTAGATTTGTTATAATATAGTATGAAAAGTATAAAATCATTTTTAGTTGTTGGTGGTGGTAGTGCTGGATGGATGACAGCTGCCACACTTAAACACGAATTTCCCGACAAAGAAGTAACACTTATAGAATCACCTAATATAGCCACAGTAGGTGTGGGTGAAAGTACAGTTGGTGGTATTAAAGCTTGGACACATTATCTAGGAATAGATGATAAAGACTTTATGAAACATACCAATGGTAGTTACAAGTTAAGTATAAAATTTACAGATTTTTATAGAAAAGGTGATGGTGGTTTTCATTATCCATTTGGTCAACCATTTGTAGCAGAAAACAAAGCGTTATTGAATGATTGGTATTATAAAAAATATTTTTATCCTGATACACCTAGATCAGATTATGCAGATAGTCACTATCCACAAATGGCTATGGTCAATTCAGGTAAACTATATTATCCAGACAATGAATTTGATAAATTTCCTTTTGATTTTGATAAACACACTGCATATCATTTTGATGCTACAATGTTTGCCATTTGGTTAAGAGATAACTATTGTATTCCTAGAGGTGTAAAACATATCAAAGAAGATGTAAAATCCATTGAACAAGATGAAAACGGAATAGTATCGTTAAACAATACACACAAAGCAGATATGTACATTGATTGTACAGGTTTTAAATCGTTATTATTGAGTCAAACATTAGGAACAGAGTTTGAATCATATGCTGATATGTTACCAAACAACTCTGCTTGGGCAACAAGAAAACCATATATTGATAAAGAAAAAGAATTTGTACCATACACAAATTGTACAGCCATAGAGAACGGCTGGGTATGGAACATACCACAATGGGAAAGAATAGGAACAGGTTATGTGTATTCAGATAAGTTTGTTGATGACGATACTGCATTAAAACAATTACAAAATCATTTAGGTACAGATGAATTAGAATTTAAAAATATAAAGATGAGAGTTGGTATACACAAAAGATTATGGGTTAAGAATGTTGCAGCTATTGGATTGGCTGCTGGATTTATTGAACCATTAGAGAGTAATGGATTATATTCTGTACACGAATTTTTGTTTAGATTATTAAGAAATTTAAAAAGAGATATAGTTACACAGTGGGATAGAGATAACTATACTTTCCAATGTAAAAGATTGTTTAGAAACTTTGCTGAATTTGTGGCCATGCACTATGCATTATCTAATAGAGATGATACAGAATATTGGAGAGCAAATAGAGATAAAGAATGGGAACCTAATATGATAGATTTAAAAGCAATGTTCCACGTAGGTTTCTTTACATATGCTTGTCAAAGAGATTATGATTACCATTATGAAACAGCTGGTGGTCTACAAGCAATTGCTGCTGGTATGAATTGGGGTCCAGGTGATTTCACTTCAGCAAAGTGGTTAGATTTTTACAATAATAAAAATATTGAAAACTATAAAAAAGAGTGGGACCCTTTCATCAAAGCATTAGACCAAAGAAAACAAAAATGGCTAGATTACTTAAAAGATAAGGATAGTTATATTGATTTTCATAGAAAATACATACATAATTAACCTTGACAAAGGCCTCAAAAAGTGATATATTAAACATATGAATTTAGAATATTGGTTTCCAACTATCATTTCCTATTCAGATTGGCATGGCAAATGTCAACCACTTATTGACCATTGTTACGATTTACAAAAAACAATTGAACGTGGTGGTGATAATTGGATAAGTACAGTTTACAATACACATAGCACACACAATATTATAGATGATGAAAAATTTAAAGAGATAAACGATTGGGCATTGGAACAAGCAAATTTATATTCCGAAAAGATAGGTTCTAAAGATAAACTAAAATATCAAAATGGTTGGTTTAACATTTACAAAAAGAAAGATTTCCAAGAGTATCATACTCATCCAGGTTCAACACTATCAGGTATTCTAGTGTTGAAAGCAAATCCTAAAACAGATGCTAAAACTATATTTGAAAGTGATGGCTTGGAAAATGTTGATGATTTAAGATCAGAAGTTACACACAAGCTTGTACACTATCCACCAACGCCTGGTAGATTGATATTGTTTAGATCATCATTAAGACATTGTGTTGAACAATCTAATAGTGATACTGATAGAATCAGTCTTGCTTATAACTTTGGAAGGATTATATAATGAATATATTTTACTTGGATAAAGACCCTATTGCTGCAGCTAGAATGTGCTGTGACAAGCACGTATGTAAAATGATTATTGAGTCAGCTCAGATGTTATGTACTGCACATAGAATACAAGATGGTACAGAATATTATGACAAGACAGCCAATGGTAGAAAAATAAAAAGATGGTTACACCCTAACAATAATATGGAAAAGATATTGTACAAAGCAAGTCACACTAAACATCCTAGTACAGTTTGGGTTATGGGTAGTACATACAATTACAGATGGTTGTACAATCATATGTTGGAACTCAATGAAGAATTTAAAAAAAGATACAACCACGACATAGATCATATGACTATTAGAAAACTAAAAGACATATTGAGAGAACCACCTAATAACTCACCAATAAATGTTATTGGTACCGATCCTACACCAGCGATGCCAGATGAGTGTAAGATACCAGGTGATGTAGTTGGTTCTTACAGAAAATATTACATAGAAAAGAAACGTGCATTTGCTACTTGGAAATCACCATCAGTAATGCCACAATGGTATAAGGAGGCCACACAAAATGACAATATATAGCTCACACGATTGGCGTAAACACACAGACGATGCAGTTATTGAAGATGGTGAACACATCTTAAAAGTAAATGATAGCAGAGTTTTGTTTAAAAATCCAGTAACTTTGAAAGAAGAATCTGTGGACGTATCTAGGTTGATAAGAGTATTTGTTAACAATTTAGAGTCTAATAAAAGAAGTGTAAAATGACAAAGTATTTCCACGAAGCAATAGAAGAAGACCAAAAGATATTAGATATAGGATTAAAACAATCTAGGTTACATAAGAATGAAAGACTTGCTAGAGATAAAGGTATGATTAGATTGTTTACACCTACAGAGGAACAAATATTAAGAGATGGTTTGAATGAGGATAATTATTCTACACACGATATATTGATGATGGGTTTTAATGAAGAACAAATATTAAGACGTATAGAGGAAGAGGAAGAAGACGATGCCTAATTATACTTTTGAGAATAAAAGATCAAAGAAACAACATACTAAATGGTTATCTATGAGTGAATTAGATACATATTTAGAGAAAAATAAGAACCTTCGTCAGGTACTCACATCAATAAATATAGTAGGTGGTGTCGGAGGCATTACACATAAGACTGATGGAGGCTGGAAAGACAATTTAAGTAGAATTGCAGAGGCACACCCTAAAAGCCCACTAGCGGCAAGATATGGAAAAAAGACAATCAAACAATCTAAAACAGAACAAGTAATAGCAAAACATAGAAAGAGGAAAAAATGGTAAAAGACATACCTGATTACATGCGTGGATTTGATATGGATGAAGACTATGGTTTTACTGCTGTATCCTCTGCACCTAAAACAGATACAGAACAACCAAAAGTAGATTTATCAGCACTTGATAATCAATCTTTAGAATTAGCAAAAGTGAAAGATGATGTATCATCTATTAGATCAATGATGAACGAAGTAATGCAGATCGTTGCAGAAAAAGAAACTGTAACAAAAGAACTAGAAAGTGCAGATGTAAAAAATAGATTTAAAGATATAGAGAAAGTTATATTACCTTTTCTTTACAATCTATCAAAGAGTGATGAACCATATATACATTGGCCAAATAGAGGTCCAATTATTAAGGCTCAAATAGAAAAAATACTCAAATTAACGAGAGGATAAAATGAAACTAACAGATAATTTTTCATTAAAAGAAATGACAGCCTCACAAACAGCTGACAGGCATGGTATAAGTAACAATCCTAGTGAAGACCATATGGATAACTTAAAAAAACTATGTGAGAATGTACTACAAAAAGTCAGAAATCATTATGGCAAAGTAGTATCAGTATCTAGTGGTTACAGATCACCTGAGCTGTGTGTGAAGATAGGTTCAAGTATGAAATCTCAGCATGCCAAAGGCCAAGCTGCGGATTTTGAAATATTTGGTGTACCAAATTCAGAACTAGCAAAGTATATAATTGAAAATTTAGACTTTGACCAACTGATATTGGAGTACCATAATCCTGAGGAACCTAACAGCGGTTGGATACATTGTTCGTATAAGAATCCTGAAGATAATAGAAAACAGGTATTAAGAGCATACAGAGATGATGCTGGTAAAACTATATACGAACCTTACGATCCAAATTGAGCTGTTGAACGTCTTAATAATGAACAAAAAAGAGAACAAGATAAGATCATAGATCAATATATGCAAAAAGGCATATGAGGTTGACAGATTGACTTTATTATGGTATAATGAATAGATAACATAGGATATATTATGAAATTTAAATTTGTAGATATAGATAAGACTAAATTACCAAAACCTAAAAGACGTAATGTAGGTGGTATTAGATTTTATGAAATAGATGGACAACAATATCCATCTGTAACGACAATTCTGTCTTTAAAGAAAACAGAAGAATTAAAAAAGTGGCGTGAAAGTATAGGTGAAGACGTTGCCACTTGGGAAATGAGAAGAGCTGCTAGACGTGGTAATGCCTTACACTCATTAGTAGAGAATTATATCAAAGGTGAAACACCTGCAATAAGAGATGTATTGCCTTTAGGTATGTTTAGATTAATCAAACCTTACGTTGACCAAATTGATAATATACATTTATTAGAACACCAGATGTATAGTAAGAAGTTAACTATTGCAGGTCAAGTTGATTGTATTGCTGAATATGATGGTAAATTATCTGTAATTGATTTCAAATCTGCCAACAAAGAACGACAAGAAGCCTGGGTAGAAAACTATTTTTTACAAACTACAGCCTATGCTATTATGTACGAGGAGATATTCGGAAAGCCAATAGAACAAATCGTTGTTTTATTAGTAGCTGAAGACGGTGCTGTGCAAGTTTGGAAGAAAGACCCTAAAGATTTTCAGCCTAAATTGTTAGAGAGTATTAATGACTTTTATAAATATTATGAGAAGCAAAATAAGGACAAAAGTTAGAACTATTCACTATCTTGCCCTTAACAGCAAAGGGAATAATGAAAAAATTAATACTTACAATATACTTACTGTTAATGACAGGAGTATATGCAGAACAAACAACTTACAATTTTTGGTGGGAACAAGTACCAGCAGTATGTAGTACCACTAGTGAAATTGAAAGATGGGCTAATGATAATGACTTTACACCAGTCAATGTGAGTTACGGAAAAGAAGGTGGTGTACAAGAAGGTGAAATAGTTTATATGGTAGTTTATTGGATCAATGAAAGACAAGAAACATTTGCATCCGTACAAACACCACAACAACCAGAACAGAGTTGTGTTGTCTTTAGAACATTTGATTTAAAGTTAAATACAGAACTATTGAAAGGTGAAAACCTATAATGAACAAAATTATAATATTAATAGTATCAGGTTTACTATTATCTGCTTGTAATATAAAAGAACCAAGATTAACATTTGGTAAAAAATGTGTAGTAGAAGATGACAAGGTTGTCTATTCATACATTTGGGTATACGATAAACAAGTTGGTGTACCAGCAGATAAAGAAACTTGTAAATTATTAAAGAATTAATTGTTGATTAGAAGATAATAACTAATGAGGACCTGGGTGCAATACCCAGCCACTCCACCATTTAAACAATGTAATTTAAGGGGTGGAACTAGGCTCGACTCGTAGGTAAAACTTTTAGGAGATTAATCGGTCAAAGACACCGTAAAGTCTTATAAATGCTAACAACTTAGCGATGGCAGCTTAATACTGCTAATGGGTTTGCCTGTACCTAGAAACAGAAACAGGCATTTATATAGGAGTATAATATGGACCAGTGGAAAATAATAGATCACACATTTAAATTTAGAGTAGGTGATTCAGATGAAAAAGGTGGTTGTACGTTTATTGGTGGGGAATGGAAAGATGTTTCCACTGATGACTTATTTAAAGGTAAAAAGGTAGTATTGTTTAGTTTACCTGGCGCCTTTACACCAACCTGTTCAGGACAAGAACTACCAAGTTATGATACAATGTATCAACAATTCAAAGATCAAGGTATAGATGATGTTTATTGTATCTCTGTAAACGATGCATTTGTAATGAATGCTTGGGCTAGAGATTTACAAATTAAGAATGTCAAAATGATACCAGATGGATGTGGTACGTTTACGAGATCAATGGGTATGTTGGTAAACAAACCTAAACAAGGTTTTGGTATGAGAAGTTGGAGATATTCAGCTGTAATTAATGATGGTGTAGTAGAACAATGTTTTGAAGAACCAGGATTTAATGACTTCAGCAATGATGATGACCCTTATACTGTCTCTGCACCAGAGCATATGATGAAGTATTTACAATCATCAGCACTTGACTCTAATGCAATATAATGATATAATGAGAGTGTCAATTGGCAGGGTGGTGAAGCTAGCATGGAGCCACCCACAATAATAATATGAAAAACTTTGGTGTACTAGAAACAAAATTACCACAAAATGTGTATGAGCCTTTATTAAAAGAATGTACACAACCATTGAGTAATGCAAATGAGTTTATTACAGGTATTACTAGTAAAGGTGTTTCAAAACAATATTACATAGAAAAGAATAAAAACTTACTAGATAATTTTGTATTAGGCATTAGAGATAGATATGATAAAGATTTCCCAGGTTTAGATGACATAAGAGTATTGACAAATGGATTGCCAGTAAAAGTAAATCCTAGTTGGTATAATATACAAACAAAACATCAATTTGTTCCAAATCATACACACGATGGCATTTACAGTTTTGTTATATGGATGAAGATACCATACGAGTATGAGGTAGAAGAACCAAGTGGTGATGGTTTTACTTCTTGTTTTGAATTTACTTACACAAACAGTATTGGTAATATAAGAAACCACGTTTATAAATTAGGTAAAAAATATGAGGGTACTATGCTAATGTTTCCATCAAAATTACAGCATTGTGTATATCCTTTTTATACGTCAGATGATGTTAGAATATCTATATCTGGTAATATAGTTTTAGATGCAGGATAAAAATGAATAGTAAAGAATTTAGTTTAGAAATAGAAAAATTAGTAAAAGAAAAAAGAGATTTAACATATATGGATGCAGTCATATGGTATTGTGAGCAAAATGATATTGACGTTGCTACAGTAAATCCATTGATTAGTAAAACACTAAAACAAAAAATAGAAATGGAAGCACAAAAGTTAAACTTTTTACCAAAGACTGGAGTATTGCCTGTATAATGTATGGTGGATTTGATGTATTTAAAATATATATGGCAGTCAAACTCCATTTTACTACTGATACATATGACTACTATAAATATGGAGGCAAAGTAAATTGTAAGTTAGATACATTTACAAAAAGAAACGACAGGTACTTTTTTCATAAGTTAAGTACAATGTATGGTAAAGATGATATACTAGATTTCTTTGTTTCTAACTTTTTAGCAGATAGTAAGAAATGGGTAGGAAGTTTATTAAGAAATGATGGTAAGGAAGTTTACTTGGAATATAGAAAAGTCAAAGAGGCTTTTGAATACAATTTTAGAAGCGATTGTGTATTTCTCGCTGATGACTTTAACACTTCTGGCATTTCTTTTGATGGTGGTTTACTCGTACATAACGGCCAACATCCACGACTTCTACGATTATTGCTTCAGAAAAAAATCAGAATACAGACGGCAGTCGTGTTGGATAATATCTTATCGTATTGTAAGAATTGGAGTAAAGAAATTAAAGAACGAGTTGTTTGGCCTCATTGGGAAAATAAAATTATTAAATTAAAACCATTTATGAGTTATAATCAAACACAATGTAAACTAATTATGAAAGAGGTTTTTGTTAATGGCAAGTAGGGATCAAAGGGTTATTTGTTTAGGCAACGGAAATAGTAGAAAAGGTTTAGACCTTGATAAGTTATCATTATATTTTACAATGTATGGATGTAATGCCTTATACCGTGATTGGACACCAGATGTACTAGTTGCTGTTGACCACGGTATTATGCACGAGATATATCATAGTGGTTTTGGTTACTCTACTCCTTGTTATTTTAGAGATTGGACTAAATTACCAGGTGAATCACACGACAGTTTAATTTATAGTGGATTGACAAAAGATGAGTTGGATAAAGCAAAAGAATGGGATGTAGTTAGAACAAATAAAAGAACAACCGAAGAAGAATTTGTTATGCATGGCGCACAAATTAAAGGTATAATTAATGTTCTAACTAGAACAAAGGGCGAGAAGTTTATAAAAAATAAAAGAGTAAACCATGCATCATTATGTATTAGTTGGATTAAACCAGATGATAAAGTAAAAGATTTAAAAGAATATATGTGTAAACCAGATGGCATCAGCCACGACTATGGTTGGTCTGCTGGACCTACTTCTGGTTTTATTGCTACCAAAAGAGAAAAACCAAAAGAGATTTATATGGTTGGCCACGATTTGTACAGTGGTAATAACAAGGTTAATAATTTATATGCTGGTTCACAATATTATGTACACGAAGAACATAGTCCTACTCCATGCGTTAATTGGATAAGACAGTGGCGTGAATTGATGACTTGGAATCCAGATATAATGTTCTATAAAGTCAATGAGTTTAATGATGGTAGAGATAAAATGAACACACCTATTGAAGAATGGAACGAGATAAAAAACTTGAAGTATATAAGCCGAAATGCACTTGACAATATGTGTCAGATGTAGTATAATGAGATATGTTTGACGGAATAATATACAGTTTACTTAATTGGATTGATAAAACAAGTGCCAGAATTAGGGAATATATGATAAAAAAATCATTACCTAAACCTTGTATATCAGCTGAGGAGTGGGCTAAAGATCATAAGAAGTGGAAAGAAAGTCAAAAATAGAAACTTTTACTCTTATAAATAATAACGATACCGATAATACAGGTAACACAAATACAATAATACAAGGAGAATACGAATATGGACTTTGAAACATTAAAAACAAGCAGAAGTAATTTTGAGAAACTTACCAAAGCGATAGAATCAAAATTAGATCAGAACGACAATCAATCCAAAGACAAATATACTGACGAAAGAATATGGAAACCAGAGTTAGATAAAACTGGTAACGGTTATGCTGTTATTAGATTTTTACCTGCAGTTTCTGGTGAGGATATGCCGTGGACTAGAGTATGGTCACATGCATTCCAAGGACCAGGTGGTTGGTATATAGAAAACTCACTAACAACATTAAATCAAAAAGACCCTGTGTCAGAAGAAAATACTAGACTATGGAATACTGGTGTTGAATCTGATAAAGAGATTGCTAGAAAGAGAAAAAGAAAATTATCTTACTTTGCAAACATACTAGTGGTTAGTGATCCTAAAAATCCTCAAAATGAGGGACAAGTAAAATTATTCAAATTCGGTAAAAAGATATTTGATAAGATTGCTGAGAAAATGAGTCCTGCATTTGATGATGAAAAGGCAATCAACCCATTTGATTTTTGGGAAGGTGCAAACTTTAAACTAAAAATCAGAAAAGTTGATGGATATTGGAATTATGACAAATCTGAGTTTGAAGCTGTAACAAAAGTTGCTGATGGTGATGACGCTATCAAAGCTATTTGGGAAAAACAGTATGCTCTAAAACCTTTCTTGGCACCTGACAATTTTAAAACCTATGATGAACTCAAAGAGAAACTGATTAGGGTTATTTCAGGTACTAGAAAAACTGAAACGGTGGAAAATGTAGACCTCCCTCCTCAAACCAACGGTTCAGTTAAAAGTAAACCTGTAAGTGCTCCTTCGGCTAGTGATGAAGATGACGATACGTTGTCTTATTTTAGTAAGTTAGCTGAAGACGAGTAATCTCTCTCAAATTACATTTACTTTAAGGGGTGTCCAGTAATGGGCATCCCTTTTTTTGTGTATAAATATATACAATGGCCAATATATTAGATAGACTTAACACTAGAGATGGTGGTATAGATAGATCAGCTGAATGGTATAGAAATACTGTTCGGAAACTAGGTACCAGAGTAACTGCTAACAAAATGATGCAAGACGGTATACTAACTAATAGACCAAACATTGGATTATTGAACTTATTTTTTTATGACCCAAAGTATAAAAAGACTTTACCTTATTATGACATATATCCATTGGTATTACCACTAGATACAATACCAGGTGGGTTTGCTGGAATAAACTTTCACTATCTAGCACCATTACAACGATTTAGATTGTTAGAAAGATTAGAAAGTTTTAAAAATAAAAGACGTATAGATAACAAAACATTATTGAATGTCAATTTAAGTAGAGTTAGAAACATACCAGAAGTCAAACCAATAATAAAAAAGTATCTATTTAATCACGTTAGGTCAAGGTTCTTAAAAATAGATTTGACACAAGCGGCATATGCAATATACTTGCCTGTACAAAGGTTCCAAAAAGCATCTGCACAAAGTGTGTATAGACAAACTAGAGAGGCAATGGAGTAATGGCAATATTAAGAGGTGGTAAAAGAATTGGTGGTTTTGATATTAGAATAGGTTTACCTAGAGATAGAAGTTTAGATAATGTCAATAACGATCCAAGATTTAGACAACGTGCTGGTGGTAATCCTGAAACTACAATGGGTAGATTTCAAGCTATGGTTAATGAGGGCGAGGGATTTGCACGTAAGGCAAGATACTATGTTGAGTTTTACTTACCAAAAAGTATTCCAATAACGGGTGTAAGTGCTGGCGATGAAAACAATGATGTAAGTGGTGCATCAATGGAACAAAGAATGGCATTTAAGCAACAAGGTGAGATGAATGCTGTACAAATGGCCAATGCTAGACGAGTACAAGCATTTTGTAATGCCATAGCTATGCCAGAGAAAGAAATTCAGACCAAAGAAATCAAACACAATGGTCCTCCAAGAAGATTTGCATATGACTATAAGGCAACTAGTATAGACGCTACGTTTTATGCAGACAAGTTTATGAGAGAACGTAGTTATTTTGAAATGTGGCAGAATGCTGCATACAGTAATACTACACATAACTTTAATTTCTATGACAATTATGTATCTGATATGAATATATTTCAGTTAGGTAGTTTTGAAAGTAGAAACGAAAGAGATGATGTAACTTATGGAGTTAAATTGTTTGATTGTTTTCCTAAAATTGTTAGTAAAGTAGATTATGCTCATACAGCAAACGAGATACAAACTTTTAGTGTCACGTTTGAATATAGAAATTGGGTCAATTACTTTATTGATAAAGCAGGACAAGTAGAATTAGGGTCACCAAACTTTAGAGATGTCACAGTGAAAAGTGGTGGTGGTCCATTTGGTGGTTTACTAGGTAAACTACCACCAGAGTTGAGAAGAGCAGGAACAGAAGTGTTACAAGGTATCAAACGAAGATTACCTATTGGTGGCATTACTGGTGGAAGAGTATTCCCACCATTCCCTAACTTCCCACCTCTAAATATATAATAATAAGGAGATATAATGACATTACCAAAAGTGGATGTGCCAACTTATGAATTGACATTACCTTCCGAAGATAAAAAAGTTAAATTTAGACCTTTTTTAGTTAAAGAAGAAAAGATATTATTTGTTGCAATGGAATCCAAAAACAATGCAGAGATGGTCAATGCAGTAAAAGAGATCATAAGTGCTTGTACATTTAACACATTGAACGTAGATAGTTTACCTTTATTTGACATAGAATATTTGTTTTTAAATATTCGTGCCAAATCTGTAGGTGAAGTTGCTGACTTCAAGGTTATTTGTCCAGACGATAATAAAACATATGCAGATGTAAAAGTTGACTTATCTAAAGTTGAAGTGCATGTGGACGAAGACCACACAAATAAAATTGTGGTAGACGAAAATAGGAAACTAGGTATGGTGTTGAGGTATCCAACGCTTAAAAATTACACAGTAGGGAAAGATATTAACACAAATGATGTGGATAACGTATTCACAGTGTTGATAGATTGTGTGGACCATATATTTGAAGGCGATAAGATATACCCAGCAAAAGATGCAACACCAGAAGAAATCAAAGAGTTTGTTGAAACTATGACACAGGATAGTTTTGTAAAAATAAAGAAATTTTTTGATACAATGCCAAAATTAAAACAAGTGATTGAGGTAGAAAACCCTAACACAAAGGTAAAAAGTACAGTGACCCTGCAAGGGTTGCAAGATTTTTTCGGGTAAGCCTCTCACACAATTCCCTAGAGGCCATATTTGAAACCAATTTTGCCCTTGTGCAACATCATAAATATAGTTTAAGCGAGCTTGAGAATATGATACCTTGGGAAAGGGACATATATGTCAATATGTTAATAAATTACATAAAAGAAGAAAACGAAAAGAGAAGGAACGCTAATAAATGATACAAAGAATTAAAAACATATTCGGATCAGGTTGGTCTGGTATAAAATATGGTATAAAACAACTATGGCATTTTATTGAGGTAGAGATACCTGAAATGATGTCAAACTGGAGATTAGTACCAAGACTATTAATGCTTGCATACGGTTGGGCATTTTTAGATGTAATCAATTGGTTTATGGCACTAGAGAATCCTAACAACGCACAGGCAGGGTTAGTTTCTGTTGTAGTTGGCGCAGGTGCTGGTTGGTTTGCAATATATGTAAATGGTAAACCATCAAAAGTAAAAAATAAAGACTAATGATTTGGGCTCCAATAACAATCGCAGTAATAGGGTTTTGTGCCCTTTTAGCGATAATTATTTGGCACATTGTAGAAGATTATTAAATGGAAAAATGTAAAAATTGTGGACACGATGCACACTGTCCTGAAACTTGCTTTGATTGTAAGTGTAAGAAGTGTAGTTGTTCCACTTGTAATAGAGATAAAAAATAATGGCACTACCAAGCGTAAGATATAACTTTGAAGGCGGCAAAAAAGAAATTGCTGAAATGGTCACGGGTATAGGTAAAGCTATATTCACACAGGCTAGAGGATCATTTGAGGCTGCTGCCAAAACTGTTGTACCTAACGTTAAAGAAATGGTGGCAGAGATTACTGAAGATTTATCAGCTGGTCCAATAGATAGATTTAAAAATGGAATACAAAATTTAGACAAGTTAATTAATGAGTTTGGTGTTGATCTAGGTAAGTATAGTAAAGACCTTGCTGATTTTCTAAAGTTAAGAGAAGAAAAATCTGTACAATCAGAGAAGACTGTTAATGAGTTAAGAACACAAAACATCATTGCACAAGTCAATGAGTTTGGTGAAGTTTCTATACTAACACGAACACAAATAGAAGAACAAAAGAACGCATTAATAGAACAGAACAAAGAGATTAAAGAAAATCAAAAGGTCATAGAACAGTATTCTAAAATACAACAAAAAGGTGGTGAGTTAACAGAAGAACAAAATGAAAAACTAATTACTGCCAATAAGAAAGTAATAGAAAAGACTGAAGAAAGATCAAAAACACTAGAAACATTAAACATTAGAGAGGGTGAAGATACAAAATCATTTAGAGAAAAGTTTGATGACACAATAGACACATACGTGCCAGACGGATTGCGAGATATAGGTGCTGCGTTTACAGAAGGTTTGACTGCACCATTTACTGCTATCAAAGAACTAGGAGTAGGTTTTATGGGTATGTTAAAACCTTTAAAACTTTTACCTAAAATGTTAATGATGTTTTCTGCTGGTGTAGTATCTGCTGTAATTTCATTGGCACCATTTATAGGTATTGCATTAGTAGTCGTAGCAGCTATTGCGGGTGTGATATTTATATTGAATAAATTAGGATTTGGAATTGATGATGCTTTTAAAGCATTATCAGGTTTTGCCAATTTTATAATGGAAATACCAGGTAAAATTTTTGATTTCTTAAAAAATATATTCACAAGAATACAAAACTTTTTTATAGATGCCATCAATGGTGTTATTGATCTAATAAACAAAATACCAGGCGTAGATATAGAGAAATTAGATAGAAAACCTTTAGAAGGTGAAGATGCTGAACCTGTTGTTGTTGCTCCACCAGGAGCTGGTAATTTTGAAACACCAACCACTGATGTAGAAGCAAACGAGAGTGGATTAATACCATCGGTAAATGAAACATCATCAGTAGATAAACTAAAAAGTAAATTTGCAACATCAGCTGGTAATAATGAGTATATGCCTGTATCTGCTGAGGCTCCAGCGAGTGGTGGCACTATTATAGACAATTCTGTTAA